CCAATTCTTCTACTACTTCTTCTATGGGACCATCTTGAACATATAATCTCACCTGGAATGAATTGCTAACATTATTTGGTGGAAATGTTGCCGGAAGCGTGAACAATAGCAACTGGTTACCATTGGTTACGTTGTTAAAAAGAACATCGGAACCAATAGTGACGTAGTTAACAGAGTCACCAATATTAACCGTAAAAGAACGGCTTGCGTTACTATAAAGTTGTTGGGAAAGAAAGGCGGGTGTGGGGAAATCACCAATATTGCCAACAAATGAAGGCCATGGATAAATACCACCCTGTCCGATCGTGATAATATAATTACCAAGCGTACCAATGTTAGAAAACCAACTTGAGCGCAAATACATAGGTGTACCTATTATCGCTTGCTCAAGTGTAAATGAGCGTGTTGTGGCATTGGTCGGGTATCTCAATGATACGAGTGTACCCTGATCGATCAAATCAGGTGTATTAAACATGATATTCATGCCCATTGATGTAAACCTATAAGAGTCTATAGTACCGCTCACACCATTAACATCTGGCGGTATAACGGCACGAAGCACCTCGGTGTCAACTACTGTCCAGTAAAGCCCTTCATAAAGCTCAATGAACTTGGGGTAAAAAGCAAGTTCTCGTTTCTCAATATTTGCCCAACTTTCACAAAATAAGTTCATAATATCTTCACTGAATTCACCATCATTTGCATTAACCAATATGATCGCTAAAGCTCTCAATAGAGGTGGTTGGATAAACATAATGGAGTATGTTAATCCATCTAAGGCAACAAGTCCTGGAGACTGGAAAGGGAACTCGAAGGTGTTAACACTACGAACGAATCCTGGCGAGGCAGTTTGCAATGCTCCATCGGGGCATCGGGCTGCATCAAGACTGTCTGTATGGACTCCACAAGGATCGAGATAGTTGAGAGTAAACTGTTTAGCCTGTTTACTAATAGGTGTACACTCCGATGCTGACTCGTTGATAATGGCCTGCAATGCGGAGCGTGGCATTCCGAAGCCCGATTGGACTCCGAAAGACATTTGTTGTCCGGTGATTTCTTCTTCAGGAGGGGGCTGGGGGGCATTTTTTGTATGTTTCTTGCGACGGGTGCGGTTGGTTTTAACACTAACGTTCTTCGCTTTAATGTTAACATTCTTCTTTTCCATTTTTGGCCACGTATTCGGGTTGAAGGCAACCTAAAAGGTTAAGAGCGCACATACTGATAATACTCCTCCAAATGCTTATGAGTCAGTTGCATATTAAACATGACTTTGATACTGTTCTCTAAGCGCAATTGTTGATCTACGCTTATACCCCATGCGCTCCAGAAATTCAATCTTGTTTCTAAACTAATTTTGGGCTCACCAGTTTTCCACCACTTTTTCATTTGACCATAGTACTCCTTCAACCATGGGCGCATTTCAATTGTGCGAGTAGTGTTGGCACTGTTAATCATTTGCGTAGCAAGTTGTGATGCAATTGGTACACCCCAACTTGCGGCTCGCTCACACAAGCCCAATGTGTTAACATACGCACGCGCTTTACTTCGTCCATATTTAATGGTAGTCCAGGCTGTTCGTGCTAATACTCTTTCTGGGTTTCTTGACATTGTATGCCCATAATCAGTTTCAATAACTTTTGCTTGACAGAATTCTACATCCGAAATATCATAAACGACGTCACATTTCATATTAAAGCCCATCTCCTCAAACAACTTTAAATCACTTGTTTTATATAAATCCCTATATTCAATGACCACCACCGAATCATCACCATTCACCAAAATTGAATGTTTAATTTTTAAATTACAAAGAAAAGTTTTAAGCATCGCCCACATAATGATACTATTACCGAGTCCAGTGTCCATATCACCGCTTAATCGTGTGCCATTTGTTTTGAAACGAAGTCCTTTAGTCGTACGTCCACGGTTGATAAATGTCTTAGTCCATAAATATCTAATTGTGTTATGATAACGCTTTGGGAACAACAAAAGGTAAAACCGCATACACAATCTCAACCATTTGGCGTCCACACAACTATCAAATTTGGAAGCATCTAACAACAAATATGTCGGACGGACAAACACAGAACTCTTATCGATTAGTGTCTTGGCTATTGTAAAGGGATCTGACTTACCTACTATTGTAGTGTCATACTCATCTTGTAAGCTGTAAAACCACTTTTCGATTGGCTTAGTGAATCGTCCTTGTTCCAACATAAATACGGGGTGGCGATACTGTATGGCACGACAAGCTTTCTCGGGTTCACCAGAATACTTGTCATCTTTAACAAACAGGGTAGCATGGCTATGTTTTTGCTGTAAGCCATACTTGTTGTAAACCTGTTGTGCTCGGAAGTATTTAGCACGATATGGGCCGCTATAACTATTAACTACTTTAAACCTTTTCCAAGGCGTCAAGCTAATTGAATTCTTTTTAAATAGATTAAATAAATGATCAAAAGGCACCTCCAAATCAAAGGTACATTCCGGCGTTCTCACTTGATGTCGATACCGCATTGCAATAATTTGATTACACAAACAGCTTTGATGTGTCCAAATTACTCTGTCCCCTGGTGCATTAAAATGTGCATACAGGTAAGTTCTCCGACTACCATCACAGACCACTGTTGGATGTTTAATCCAACTTTTGGATCTGGGCTGATAATTAGAGAAGTACCTATACATACAAACGGCCGGAAGACCGAGTTCCTAAATTTCCTTATTAAAGCTCAGAGGTGTCTTAAACAAACCAAAGAATCTTGATTGGCTTGAGACGCCCGATCTTTTAAAGGCTGACACTTTGTTAACTTTCGCGAAAATTTTCCGTTTCGACAACATTTTGATGCTATCTAATTCGCTCTGTGTAGGCTGTATTGCATATGCTACTGTCCAATTTATGACATCATTGACATCATTAGGATCATATGCATCGATACGATATTTGCGTAAGAACTTAACCGCTTCACGTTGTAGCAGGGGGTAGGTATTTGCGCTAACCCCCAAAACCATAGCATGCATCTTAAGGTGGGCGTACAATTCACGATCCACAAATAGTAGACCAGTTCTTTCCGCCGCGTCCATATTTTCAAAGATTTTCCTCGGTCTCTCTTCATCCTTGCCATAGTTTAATGCTTGTAGTTGACTTGGGCCACCCATTTCTGGTCTTACACTGAAGATCTTGGAAGCTTTCTTAACTTCATCGCCCTTTTCATCATCTACCCAACGTAAATCGGGATATTCATCACTACTGAGTGTTGGCTTTGCCTTTTTGAATCTATTAAAATTTTTACTAAGAAAATTTTTAAAAGTCGTAAATCGAACCGTTGTTTCTGGTGCAACTACTATACTATCTATAGGAACTACGTACGTTGCGTCTGAAACAACAGCGAAATTACGATGTATATAATTTGAATCTATTGGATTAAAAATTGGATGATATGAATATAAAGGATTAATATGTTCACATATCACTGGATGATATGTGCTCGCCACCAGTTGGGATTGCTGTCTGGGTATGTCACCTGACTCTGCATCGTGACGAGATTCTTGAGGTGTAACCACCACCTCTGGGTATATATTATGCATAGCAGTGGAGGGATTTAAAACAGGGTGCCATGGGGACACACTGGCCACCGGGGCCATGACGTCCGGTTGCAAATCAGAGGTTAACAATACTTCATGTTGCTGCGTCTGTTCTTTCTGTCTCAGACAACCATGCAGTAATGTAATCCTGTCCGACAATCTTGGAGACTGCGTCTCTAAACTGTGGTCTTGATTTGTCCCAGACCTTACGGATATGGAATTTACCGTCGATATCGTTTTCACCTTGGATCCACTTGGCAAATCTATGGATATTGTGCCTTGCTGCGTTTGCTCCACTTCTTGTGGTCGCACTACGGTGCTTTTCTTTTTTTTGTTCTCCTGGCCCTGCGTTTCTTTGCCTTTGTAACTAAACCATCGTCCGGATTCGTTAACATCGAACTCCCCTGTGCGTTTATAGGACAACAACGCTTGCATTGTTGCCTCGGCAATTGGCTGTGAATGTTGGACTGCAATTGCATCAAATGCTCTTCGAACTTCTTCTGGTTGCATTCGAGCTGGTTTAACTTTTGCAATATTAATTGCAACACTGAGTCCACTGTTGCCGACTGTGCGCCACTTACAACGCCTGTCGACTCTTCTGCCAAAATAGAGGTATTCAAAATGTGCGGCTGATGGGAAGGGCATGACCCTGAGAACCCAACGTCGATAGGCGACAGGGAGGCCGTAGAACTTGATGATTTCCTTCCAGAGTTTTTGACTGGTGTTATAATCTGCTTGGCCCTGGCACCGGAACTGTGCGATTGCGTCTGCTTCTGTGTATTGGCCATCATATATTTGGTATATTAATTCGAGTATGGGAACTAGAGGTCTTCCTTGTAACTCACAAATTCCACTATAATCTCTAAGCCAATCCTGCATAATAAAACATAAACCAC